CGTGGCGTTGTCCATGAAGCGCATCAAGGTGACCATGGGCCACGGCGCCGAAGTCTCTGGAATCCTTGGCTATATCGACGGCTTTAAGATTGAAGGCGATCGCCTCATGGGCGACCTCACTCTGTTTAACACGAACGAAGCGCAATTTGTTCAGCATCTAGCCAACGTATTGCCGGAAGGATTCGGTCTGTCTCTTACCTTCAGCGGAGTACCAGAACAAGTAGCAGGCGATCGTTTCGCCAGGGTAACTGAAATCTACGATATCAGCGTAGTTAGCACACCGGCCGCCAACCCCGCAGGAATGTTTTCTGCCTTCACAGCAGTTGACATGAAAAAACTTCAAATGAACGAAGCACCTGTCGAAGTTAAAAAAGAGCTGAGCGAGCCTGCCGTTGTGGTAGCTCCCGCACCCGAAGCTCCTGCCGTTGAAACTCCCGCCGTTGTCGAAGCACCTAAAGCCGAACTGGCTGAAATGCCTGCCGACAAGCCTGCTGAAAAAATGGCAGAACCTACTTTGACCGATATCGCTGGGATGCTTGCAGAATTACTTGCTCTTATGAAAGCGGATGCAACTCAGGACGTGACTGAAGCTCCTGCAGCTCCCGCCGAAGACATGGCCAAACCTTACGGAATGAGTGCCAAGTCTGACGAAAAAACTTCTACCACTTTGGAAAAAGCCAAGGCCGACGCTGCTGGCGCAGTGGCGGTTCCCGCTGAATCGAGCCAACCGCTCGGCCGGGCAGAAATCCTTAATCAATTCAACGCGGAAAAGAATCCGGCCCGTCGGTCGGAACTTCTTCGCAAACTCGGACTGTAATCCAGTCCACTAGGAGAACACTACAATGGCCAACACAATCGGAACAACGAATGCCAATGTAATCGCTCAGAGGGCTCTTGAGATCCTCGTGGCAGATTACAGCTTCCTCAGAAACTCCGTCACGGATTTCAGCAGCGAAGCGGCTAAATACAACGCATCAGTCTACACCCACCGTATCTCTGCGACCACAGCTCAGGACTATTCCCAGGCCAACGGTTACGCAGCAACTGCGACAACCCAGACGGATGTGCAGATCACTCTTAACAAGTTTAAGCACGTTTCCTACTCTGTGGACGATCAAGAGCGCACCAGCTCCAACATCAACCTCATCGAGCGTTTTGCCGGCGCAGCCGCGCACGCCCTCGGGTTGCAAATGGTTGGGGATCTGTTGGCTCTCGTAACCTCCTCCACCTTCACCAACGCGTTGACGGTTGCTTCCAGCGCCTTCTCATATCGCTCGGTAGTGTCGGCCGGAATTACCCTCAACAACAACAACTCGCCGGTCAACGGCCGGTACGCTGTTCTTAACCCCAGCTTCTACGGTGCGCTCTTGAATGATACGACCGTCGTGGCCAATCCTCAGATCTCGGGCGACCTTGTTCGCACGGCTGGGATCGGCAACGTGGCTGGATTTAACATCAGCCAGTACAGCGCAGTGCCTTCCAACAGCATCACGCTTGGCGGATTCTTCGCTCAGCAAGAAGCCTTGTTGATTGCAGCTCGCGTTCCTGAAGTACCCACTGGCGTTCCGATCCCTGGAGACATCAGCGTGGTAACGGAACCCCGCACTGGCCTATCCGTCCAAGTTCGTGAGAACTACGACGTGGTCAAGGGCCAGCTGCAACGCACCTACGCTCTGATCTACGGCGTGAAAGCGGGAGAGCCGAACAGCCTCGTACGTATCAACGGTAGCTAATTCACTCGGGGAGGGCGGTGGGCCAATCGGCTCACCGCCCTTTCCACTTTAAGAAATCCTCACATGTCTGAATTCACAGAGTGCCTAAAAGAAAGTCTGGCCGCTCTATACGATCAAACTGGCACGGCCGCCACCATCGGTTCCACTAGCGTCACTGGCATCCTTTCGACAATCACCCGCAAAGAAAGCGTGGAGCTGGGCGGGTTTGATCTGGATCTAAACTCCACATTTACAATCGATCTTAGTGCCATCTCATCGGCGCCTACCATTGGATCTATTCTGCTGGCCAACTCAGTCAGTTATCGCGTGGCCTCCATTGATACTTCTATCGGTAGTTACGTGCTCGGGTTGCGAGAGGTTTAGAATGGCCACTCGAAATCCTAAAATCTCTATCTACATGATCGTCGGGCACGAGGCTCAATTTATTGACCGTTGCCTTACCGCCTTTAAACCATTCTGCGACGAGCTAGTAGTCTGCATTGCCCAGGGCGCTCGGCCTGACGATGGCACACGGGCGATTGCAGAAAAGTCAGGCGCCAAGATTGTCGAATATAAAAACGCACCCGCAGGGGCGAGCTGGCCACACGTCGATAACTTTGCCGCCGCCCGTAACACCGCACTGGATGCCTGTACTGGCGACTACGCGGTCTGGGTGGATTGCGATGACTTGCCACATAAAGACCTCAAAAACGCTCTTAAAAGGGGCGTAGAAGCATTTGAACAGAATCCCAAGCTCGGCATCTATGCAGGCGTTTATGACGTTATAAACGCCAAATTAAGGCCAGTACGTGAACGCATGGTAAGGCGTATAGACGGCGCATGGTCTGGTAGGTGGCATTATGCCGTTCACGAGGCGCTGTTGCCTAACGCTGGGCTAGAATCTGTGGGCGAACAGGCGGTATGGGTAGAGCATCACCCCGGTGGCTATAAGCCAAACAGCGCCGATCGTAATCTCCGTATCCTTCAAGGGCAGTTAAGCGAAGCAGGCAAGTATGCTTACTACTACCAGCAGGAACTATTCTTAGGCAATCGCAGGACGGAATCAGAGCCGTGGTCACACGTGGCAGCCGTCTGGCCGGGACAGGAGGCAACGCTGGCTTACGAAGCCGCCTGCAATGAGGCCACGGCCACGCAGGATCGCACGGTTAGGATCGGCCTATACCAAAAGGCCCATCAGATGAATCCTGGGCGCAGAGAGGCGATTTACTTTCTAGCCAGGGAAGAGGCCAGCGTGGGTGCGTGGTTGCAGGCTTATCATCTTTTAAAGTCGGCTATGGTTCAGCCGGATCCTGGCGTTAAGATCTGGAACGCCCAGCGCACCGTCTATGACTTTGAGTGCATCGATCTTTACCTAGCGGCCTGCCGAGCTGTGGGCGATACCACCGAAGCCGACAAGATCGAGAAAATGTGGCGATCGCAGAAGCCAGTAAAGATTAGCGTCTGCCACGCCACCCGAGGTCGCCCGCAGGAAGCAATCAACGCACGTATCCTGTGGATGAAAAAGGCGGCAGATCCTGCATCAGTCGAGTGGATCTTTTCATGCGACAATAACGACCCCAGCTCTGAGCCGCTGAAAAATTGGAACTTAGTCAAAGGGGAGGGCGGCTGCATTGCCGCTTGGAATCGAGCCGCAGCCATAGCCCGGGGCGAGATTATCATACAAGGATCTGACGATTGGGATCCTCCACTGCACTGGGACGCAATCATCACCGAACGCCTGGGCGATACCAGCAAGCCCGCAGTGCTCGCAATCTCTGACGGCCATCGTAAGGACGATCTGCTTTGCATGGCGATCCTGACAAAAGCCAGGCTGGCACAGCAGGGCACGTTATTTGCACCTGAGTATGACGCCTGCTCGGGAATTTTTAGCGACAACGAGTACAGTTTACGAGGGGCGAAGGACGGCGTCATCATTCCTGCTAAGGACATCGTATTCACTCACAATAATCCGCTATTTACGGGCGCAGCGCAGGATGCGGAATTTAAACGGCACAACGCCAAAGAAAACTACGAGCTAGGCGAGAAGATATTTAAGGAGCGGAACCCGTGATCAGTTTGCCTGGCGTCACTTTTGTAATCGTTGAGAATCGTTGGCCTGAAAGAGTAAAAAACTTTTGCAATTACATTCAGCATAATGTTGCTGACGCAAAGATTTCTGTCAAATCTGACCTGCCAACAGTCGGCGACAAGTCTCACTACGATCGTTTTTGCTCCATAGAATTACATACTGTATTTGATACGCCGCATGCCTTGGTCTGCCAGCTTGACGGCTACCCAATCCATTGGTCGAGCTGGGAAGATGATTTTCTAAATTATGATTATATTGGGGCACCTTGGCCACAGCAATGGGTTCCAGAGGGCTGTCGAGTTGGAAATGGGGGGCTGAGCTTGCGAAGTCGCAGGCTTTGCCTGGCATTATCTGAACAGCCATGGATTCCAATGCCGGATGATGTTTTTATCTGTCAGCATTCTGCCGAACAAATGCGTCAAAAAGGAATGCGTTACGCACCGCCTGAAGTTGCAGCGCGATTTTCAATCGAGCATCCAGTTCCCGAATCAGTCCAAAAACCATTCGGGTTCCATGACGTGCGTTTTCACCCGTATCCAGCGTTGTGACTTTCTATACCCCAGTAACCATTCGCCTAGGCTGTCCATCAATCGACGGAATTTATGGAGCCAGCCCTACAATTTGGGCTGAACACAGTGGCTGGATATGGATGCCAGCAGGAGAAAGCGGGCAAGAGATATGGGCCAGATCAAGGCAAAGCGAAGCCGAGAAACGCGAATGCATAAAAAGAGGTGCAGAATAATGAAGCATATTTTTGACGAACCGCAATTTGGAGAAAATTGGTTTAATTATGACGAACTCTATCGTCGACTTGTTCAAAATTGCAGAGCCGACGGCAAGATCGTAGAGGTTGGAAGCTGGAAGGGGAAGTCTACTGCGTTTCTATTGGTCGAGGCTTGGAACAAATCGCCACGGATCGAGATCTACGCTGTCGACACTTGGCTAGGTAGCGAGGAACACGCAGGCGAGGAGTGCATTAAAAATGGCACCCTATACGAGCAGTTTCTGGCAAACGTAAAGCCAGTCTCTCGCCAGCTCGTGCCGTTACGGATGACCAGCCTCAAGGGCGCCAACTTCTTTCCCGATCAATGCCTAGATTCTGTTTTTATCGATGCCGCTCACGACTACGACAACGTGAAAGCGGATGTTTTAACCTGGCTGCCCAAGGTTCGCTCGGGCGGTATTTTGGCTGGGCACGATTATGATTTTAATTGGCCAGAGGTAGAGAATGCAGTTCAGGAAACGCTACCTCAGGTAAAGCTAGTCGGGAACTGCTGGGTTTATTACGTGCCATGATTACTCTAGTTTATAATCAGCGCCTAGGCGACGTGTTGCGAATGTTGCCAGCGGCCAAACATTTGGCGCAGCACGATGGCGTGCAAATTGAGTGTTTCCCGCAGTACGCAGGAGTTATGGATCTAGTTTCTTATGCCACTTGGGTGGCGCCAGGAGAAGGTAGGGGTGAGCGTATTGATTTAGAAATCTGGCCAAATCGTTACAACGCCTTTAGGCAGTCTGGCTTGTCGTGGATGGATTTTGTCTATCAACATCCAGCCATTGCTTCAGCCGATCGCAAGATTGTGTTAGATCGCGTTCCAGACGGGCCGCCGCCAGGGTTGCCACATAGTTACAATTTGTTGGCCCCACTTGGCGTTAGCCAAGGATGGAATTATCCGACATTGGATATTCTGGACAAAGCCTCTGAATTGCTTGGTGGCTACATAATCCTGTGCGAAAAAAAATACTATTTCCATAAATTACACTGGTCGGCTCCATCAATCCTTGAAATGGCGCAAGCCATTAAGCATGCGGAAAAATTTATGGCGATTAACTCAGCCCCCGCCATTCTGGCCTCAGCCTTGCGTCAAGGGCGGCAAACTTATTTCCTGCCACAGAAAAACGAGTGGGCACAAGATAACTGCGATTCGTGGCTAGGCCGCGTTGACGTGGAGCTGTAAACATGCCCGCCG